TCAACGACAGTATCTTTGACATCTCCTCTCCAATGAAAACTACCTCTAGTGACTAGACTTTTATTTCTAACCTCTTCGTTATAATCTATTTGCTCGTATATTTTAGTTAAATTATATAAAGATAATTTAGCTTCATCTCTAAAAGCATGTTTTTCAGTTCTTGGAAACTGTCTATAGTATTCGTTTAAACCGTCTTGATCGTTTTTTAAACCCTCTACTTCGTTTTCCCAATGTTCTATCACTCCTGTTAGTATTAATTCACCCGCTGGATCGATAACTTTTTCACTTGGCGTATCGAATACAGGTACTCCATAAGCGTCGATGAATCCTTCGTAATTCCATTCCATAGGTATGAACAAACTATATAATCCTGAGCTAGTCTGTCCGTTGCGGTTTCTCTCCCTGACGTCTGAAGCATAATATAATTTTTTAAAATTAGAACCACCTTTATCTAAAGCGTTTGATGTTGAACCCATCATACACTTACCTACTATTCTTTTACCTAAACGTAGACATGTTTTTGTAACTCTCCAGTTGTTTAGTATATTATCAGGTCTTTCCCATTTACCACTTTCATCGTGGACTAATAGTTTTAATTTTTCCCCGTCGTACGAGTTGTCCCCGGTATTTTTCCAGTCGATCGTGGTATCGAGTCCTTGTCTATCTTCCGACGCGATACCCTCGTCAAGTTTTTTTCGCGTGAGTTTGGAGGCTGGGACTCTGTAGGCGAGCTCCGTTTTCGGCCTGTCCATACCGTCCTGGATTGGTTTGAAGAAGAACGGGTAATTAACTGAGATGGGTACGACTTTATCTGTAAACATCTTCTTTGCATCCTGACCAGACTTTGATAAAATGCCGAATCTGGAGTCTGTTGATATTGTAGCTTGATTAACCGCTTCGCTTGAGGCCATGAAAGAAAACCCTGACCGTCTGTTCTTAAGATAGCACATTCCGTAACAACGTACATCTGATCTACAAGCTTCCCAGAATATAAAGAATAATCTGTTTGATTCCCTATAGTCTGCTGCCCCAACATCAATTTTGGACCACTGCAAGAACATATAGTGAGTGCCAGTAATATAATTAGCAACACCATTATTTTTGAACCAAAAACCTTCTTCACGTCTTTTAAACTCTCCATCAATATAGTCATACCATTTTTCTTTAAACGCATTAGGATATTTCTCCCAGTCAAACACGCTTTTTATTTTTAATAGCTCTTTGGGGTAGTTTAACTTTTCCCACTTCTGCTCTGCTTTCTTATTTGAACGCTTGTAGACTTTTTCAGGCTCGGATGGTAAACCTATAACTAGGTTTTGTATTTGCACTACTTCACCTAAAGTACCGTCTTTACTTATTATAACTATATCATGATCAGCGTTGTAACCATAACTCCACTTCTTGTGTCTGTTATTCTTTTTTATAACTGATGGCTTAATGTAATCGTTTAGCGTTTTTACTAATGTTTGCTTGTACATCATTTAGATCTCCCTTCCGCAAAACCTCTAAAAGGTTTTTCTTTAGCATTATCAGTATCATTTATCATACTTTTTTCTTCTTCTATACGCGTTAGTATTTCAAAAGCGTCAAATATTGCTAGCTTTTTTGTAGCTGCAGCATTCTTTAATCTATCAGCAGTTATATCATCACCTGAATCTACTATAGGCTCTTTAGCTACTTTTATTAACTCCTCAACTGCTCTTTGCCCAGCTTGGATTATACTGAGCTTGGTTTTTTTCGTGCTCATATTTAATTACAATATCTTTTGATTTCATACAATATAATAATTCATCGTTAACGACAAATTCAAATTCGCTGTTAGGTGTAAAACCTATAACATCTCCTTTGTTTATTTTAAGAGCTTCTAAGGAACTATTACCATATTTTAGTATTCCAATATGGTTTTTCTCTTTCTTTAGCTCTAACTCATCCTTGTTAAGTATAGGCGCTACAAAGCATCTATTGTTAAAAGGTTTCCACGAGTTATTTTTACCATATAAATATATTTGATCTAATTGACAAAAATACTTATTATCTTTAAAGTATTTACTACTATTTACTTCTTTACCTTTCTGGTTATAGTATCTTCTAAATACATTGTGGTGAATAATAACCTCGTCACCTACTTTTATAGGGGTTTTGAAGGCTATTGGCACAGATATCACTTTAGCTTTGTTGTTTATAAACTTGTGACTTTCTATTTTAGAATTTAAAACTAATTTTTTATCACCTACTTTTAACTCGTTGTCGTATCTTTCTCCTACTGGTTCTACAATAAAGTCATATACACTTCTCATCAATACTGAAGATCATACTCAATGGATATTGCCATGTTAGAATTAAACTTCTTCCACGGCATTACCTCATTGTTTTTTTTGATGTGTATATTATAAGAATTATCTTCTTCGTCCAGTAGTATATAAGCTATCCTGTGACCGCCATAGACTTCTTGACCTACAGAGTAATGCATCGCATCGTTCTTGTAATCTGAGCCTATGCTTATCTTTCTTATAATAGAACTCACTACTCAGCTACTTGAAGAGTTTTTGCTTCATCAGCTTCTACCTTTTCAAAAGATCCATCAGCTAAGTTTACGGTGATATCACCATACTCTTCTTTCAATTCTGACTTAACTTCTTCTAGTGCTTTTGCAGCTTCAAAATGTGCTCCTAAGTACTCAGCTTTTTTAGCTTCCAAGAAACCAATCTCAACTAATATAGCGTTGATTTTTCCTTGACCTTCTTTTACTGACTTTAATTGTTCTTCTGTTAATTTTCCCATTTTATTTAATTTAATTGGTTATTTTTATATATAATCACACTGTTTATTGTAAAATTACTCATTACGTAATTACTGTATTTTATTTACTTCAAAGCTACTATATCAGTTGCGGTAGTGCCTGTAGATAAAACATAATCTACGATAACGTTTAAAACCGATCCACTTTGGACGTTTTTGAAAACTATAGCTTCGTTAGCTGTCGGAAGTCCTGAGCCAGAAGCTCCTGTTACACCAGAGAGTATTACCTTTACATCACCGCTAGTTCCTACGTATAAGCAAGAACTATTTAAGTTAGTTGCTACGCTTATTGTGTCGTTTTTCGTTACACTAGCAGCAGAGGTGCCAAAATCTGGTTGATTTGCGTATTGTCCCATTTTTTTTATTTATTTATTTTTATTGAATAGTGGTCCTAATTTGTCCACAATTTTTTCACCACTTCTACCTATCACATAACCTCCAATACCTATTTCTAGTAAACCCCAAAATTGAGGTTCCAATGTAGGTGTTATTAGTTGCGCTGATAATTGCGATATAAATTTTGTATATATTATTATGAAACCAAACGAAAGCATTAGTATTGGTCTCCAACTTCTCTGTAACCAATTACCATTAGCCTCAGCTACAATGATCTCAGTCTGCATTTTTTGCAGCTCTAATTGAGCATCTTGTAATACTTTAAATATTTCGTTTCTAGCGTTTAGTCTTTCTTCTTCGCTAGTAAACAAGTTATCAACTACATCACCAACTTGTTTAAACACTTTAGTACTGAAAAAATCTAATATCTTTTTCATTTACTTTGCTTTTCTATATGCCTCAGCTTCCCAAGGTAAGTTTTTAGCTCCTTCACTCATTTGAGCTCTTGAATATTTTTTACCTTTCCAGTAAACATATTTATCATCGTAGTCTAAGTCACCACGTTTCATTTGATCTATATGTACCATCTCGTGGTCTATAACGTTATGCTCTTGAAGAGGGCTTAAGTTGTTATTAAGTATTATAGTACCGTTATTATTGGCTTTACCTAGAACACCATTCTCCATATCTACCCTATATATAGGTGTATTGTCACTTGAATAAGGTGGATTGTCCAGTTTAAATGCCATTAATTTTTAGTTTATAATATAATAGCAAGGAGCTTTTAAACTCCCTGCTATATATTGTTTAGTAATTATGCTATAACTAAAGCAGTTATCTTAACGCCTGTACTGTTTTGTACGATAGACATGATACCACCTGGGTTAGCAGTAATTGCTTTTTGAACAGCTTCCGCCCATTCTTTAGCTTTTCCAGTTACAGTGAATAGAAAACTTTTTCCAATACTGTTATAAACTGTGAATTTGTTTGCATCTCCAGTACCGTTAGCTAAACCTTGTGCTACTGATACAACCTCCCCTAATAATAAATCAGAAGTTAAGTTAGCTACATTTACGTCTGCAGCTTTAATTTTAATGTAATTTGCCATAATGTTTTTTGTTAAATGTTAAATGTTAAATGTTAATGTTTGGCTGAGTTTTATTACAGATCTCTACTGTTATTTATTCTTACGTGCTATTCTATCTTTTTTTCTTTGAGCACTTCTTTTTAATCTATCAGCTTTTCTAGTATCACCTGAAGCTTCAGCTTTTTCAGCTCTCTTTGCTTTTCTATCTAAACTTTTAACTTTACGTTCAGATTTTTTTTGAGCACGACCTTCTTGTTTTAATTTTCTACCAGCTTCAATTTTACTCTTAGCTGTACTTCTACCACCGGTAGCATCTTTATCAACAGGCATATCTTTTTCTAAATCTCTAGCCTCAGAATAATTAAATAAAGCACTTCCACCCATGTGTTTATGTATAGAGTGAGAACCCATTTTCATTGGAGATCCATATTTCTTAGCTGGGCTATCTTGGTCATGTCTAGCATTCTCTAAATAATGTAGTCTAGCACTTGGTTTTAAGTTTTTGTTATACGCTTGCTTGTAGTCGAATTTTACGCCTTTTTTCATTGTTATTATTTTTTAGATTTATTTTTTTGACAGAAGTTTTTAGCTGCTCCTACGCTACCAAAACCCCATTTTTTTAAAGCCATTGCTTTTTTAGTTGGTTCACCTTTAGCGTCTTTCATAGCTCCAGCCATACCAGCAAATCTACAAGCAAAAGATACTCTTCTTGAACTTGTTCCTTTTGTTAGTCTTTTACCTAAAGTCTTTCCAGTTTCAGATTTATATTCTGAACGCATCTTTCTATTTTGCTTTTCGTAAGACTTTTCTTTTATATTTAGAGGTGATTCCATATTAATATGTCCAAAGAACGTTTTGTGATTTATCTTTATCTATGTCTACATGTATAAATGTTGAACCCATGCCTATTCTACTAAACCCAACCTCGAGTAATATACTTGTTAGTTTAAATCTGTCTGTAGAATTTTTACACGCGATATCAACAGCTAATCCTTTTAAATGAGATGAACCAGGTTTACCACCTACTTTTTCATTTCTCTCAGGAGTTCTATACCCTGAATTTATAGTTATTGACTTGCCATATTTCTTACGAACAATATCTAGCATGCTTATTAGTTCATCACTCACTTTTTTACCACTACCTCTTAGGCTTGGGCAATCAAACTCATCGTAAGTAAAGTACTTAAACTTCATTTATTAATAAGCTTTAGCTCTTGAAGTAATAGGTCCTTTTACAGAACCGCAACCACAGTCAGCTTTGCTAACTTCTAAGCCTTGAGAACCTGAACTAGATCCTTTACCCATTGGGAAACCTTCTTTACTCAAAGGTCCATCCCACACAGCGTTTTCACCTACTTGACCGGCTAAATCTACTTTTAGTTGTTTAATGTTTTTCATATTAATATTTTTTGTTACATTTTTTCTTAAACATAGGTGTCGATAATACTGAATTTTGTCTTTCATCGATTTTACCGTATATTTTTTCAGCAGCTAATTGCGTTTCAGGTTTAAAAACCGGCCTAGCAGTACCCAGTGTATTAGCTTGTTGAGGTGGTATATTTGTCATTTCTTGAACTGGCATCCCTGTCATTGGGTCAATTATAGCTTGCTTCGCTGGTGTGTCATAACCCATTTGAGCTGGACTATCTGGAGCTGCTTCAATTTTCTTTTTTAAATTTTCAGGAAGTCTATCTTGGTTTCCCACAAGTTCCTTTTCTAATGGTGTATACATATTATCTACTTTTATCTCTATTAATGTTTCTTATTGATGTTCTTAGAACTTTATCAGTGTAAGTTTCACCTGTTATAATGCTATTTGACTTACCAACAGGTATATCTTCTTCACCTAGCATTACTTTATATATTCTATTTATTAATTGCTTACACTTAAAAGATACTTTATATATACTATATTTTATATCTTTCCTGTTTCTATGGCGCCAAACCGTTATCCAGCCTTCTTTCAATA